TGATCTGGGAAGATTTGCGTCTGGACTGACAGACAGGTTCACAGAGTGGGGTTTCACAATGGTCGTGGAGCAACCAGTAGATCAGATTGAACGCATCGAGTTTTGCCAAAGCAACCCGATTCACATGGGTTCTGGCCAGTACAAGATGTGCCGCAATCCTAAAGTCTGCATGAGCAAGGACTGCCACACAGTTCTTGATGTGTCGAATCCTATTGCGCTACAGAAGTTTTTGGGGAGTGTTGGGAACTGTGGCCTAGCTTTGGCTGCTGGCGTCCCAATCCTCCAGGAGTTCTATAAGTGCATGATTCGCTCATCTGGTGGCGGGGTCATGGGCCAAACTGATATCCTTGAGAGCACAGGCCTGTACTACATGAGTAGGGGCATGGAGCTCAAGGAACAGGATGTGTCCGATGACGCCCGAGTCAGCTTCTGGGTGGCATATGGTGTCGACCCAACGATGCAGGAATTGCTGGAGACCGAATTGAAGCAACACAAGATAGCATGGAATGGCGTGTCCCAGATGATGAGTGAAACCGACCAAACTTTTCCAGACATCACACAATATGAAAGCATTTACTAACGGAGGAACCAAGCGCAGGAACCGCCGCATGCGGCGTCAGCAGAAGAATCTTTCTCCTTTTCGTGCTAATCTTCATCCACACCATAGGAACTTTGGTTCCATGGTCTGTGATCCATTTCGTGGACCGTTGATGAAGGGACTATCTGGGGACCCTAGTGCCCCGGACACAGTCACGGTGCGTAGGCGAGCAGTCATTCCTATCAACGTTGGGACCATTACAGGTTCTGGTGTTGAGATTGCAATTGTAATGAATGGTAGGCGAAACCCATACGCTGGTGTGTGGGATGGAGCCTCTGTTTCTTACATTGGCAGGGAGGCGAATGACAGCGGATTGGTTCCTGTTGACTCGTATGCCCGCGTGGTCAGCTCAGGTGTTAAAGTTGTTTACACTGGTGCTGAGCAAAGCCGGGGCGGAATTTGGCACCACTTTTCTTATGATAGAGAGAAGTCTGATGCCCCTGCTATGGCTGCCTTCAAGACCTGGGGATCGCTGTTGAACAACCTTGAGTATGCGGTCAGCAATGGTCGTATTGGACAAAATGGCATTATCGGGTTTGTGGACTCTCCTGAAGTTGGCTTTGGCAAGGTCAATCCTCAGGGAGACAATTTTCTCGATGCTGGTATGCCAGATTCCAGTTCGGACACCAGTTTGCTCCGGTTAGCTTTTACTGGGGCAGCTGAGAGTTGCAAAGTTGAGTTGCATGTGAGCGAGGTGGTGGAATACTACCATGTCGATCATGTGGCTTTTGCAACCGGTCAGACCATTGCTCCCCACGCACAGGAGGTTCATCAGAGTGTCAACACCTTACTGTCCATTAAGGGCAGTCAGAATTCACGTATAGACGAGGGTTTGGCCAGCCGGGTTGGCGGTGCCATCACAGCGGCCACGGGAGCTGTGAGGGCTGGTAACGAGCTGCTACAGGCTGCTTCTCAGGGATATTCCACGTTGAGGCAGTTTTGGAACGATTATTTGACTCCATCAACGGTCACAATTGAGGAAATTGCTGAGGAGTTGCCATTGTTAGCGCTATGAGTACACACCGCATAGCACTGGTTGAGCGCGTTAAGAACGCTGGCATAACGGGGCCACCAGGGCCCCAGGGGCCACCTGGTGATCCAGGCCCTCCTGGAAAGGACGGGGTCAACGGAGCACCAGGTCAGCAAGGACC